AGTGTTATATAATAATTATAAATATTATTATTTGTTATAATTATTTTTTAAGAAAATGCATATGTTAAATTGCGTCTATAATTTGTCGGAATTATGAATTCTCTGCAGACCGGTTTTCCTAATAAGAATGTCAAAAAGTTAAAACGGTTTCCATATTCGTATCGTTTCTCTCCATAATAAAGTATAAATCCGATAACTCCGATCAAAATCAGCGCATATGTTAACCCTTTATTTATTTTATCGTATTTATCTTTTAATTCCTTGTCTTGTGTATGCGATAACTCATTAATAATAATAAACTTCACGCATAATGCTACAAAAAACATGATAAAGAAATTTTTATCCATTCGTGTCAATATGATAAATAATGAATACAAAACCAAGGTTTTTGAAAAGAGAGTGGTGCTTATTTTTTCAGATTTATCTGACGTTAAAACAATTGCAAAAAACAAAATAAAAAATGCAAGAAAATGCTTATAATAAATATTTTCGGTGAAAAGTTTTTGAACTTGACACGGAAACAGCTGTGCAACAAAATTTCCGCCCAGCGTTACATAAAAAATAAAAAGGGGATTAATATCCAAATCAAAATTCAATGCATCCATTGTATATTAACTTATTAATCTTAACTTTTTGTATTATATTATTTATTATATTATTAATTATATTATTAAAAATAGAAAATAATATAATATAGATAATATAAAATATTACAGAATGTTTGTATTATTTATTTTGAATAGCTAAAACATACATGGAGACAGAAATTAATATATGGTGAATTGAATGGAATATTACGTACTTGCCTCGATTTGAAAATCCTCTGGGTGTTCCATTTTTATAAAAAAATAATCCAACCAGAATCGTAAGATAAAATGTTGATGGTAAATATCCAAATGTGTATAGATTTTCGACAATATGAGAAATAACCATGACCTTTGCATAAATTCCTTCTATTTCTTGGAATAGTTTTGCAGTTTGTTGATTAAAATGCACGCCCTCTTTTTTATAATGATAAAATAAACAATAAAAAAATAATGGCAAACTTAGTGCAAAACGATAATAATGCTGATAGTTTATCAATGAAATTAAATATGGGATAATCGTATATGTTGTTGCCATACACAAATCAAATGGAAGTAAACACTCATATGGACATGCATTTGGATCATTTATTTTAAATTCTGATTGTTCGATATACAACCCTCTATATTGTCCTAGTTGTTTTTGTAAGTTGGAGGAACATTCTTCTAAACTCATTTCATTCGGATTTACAGGTTTTCCAAAAAAACATTTTCTTTCCGTATAATCTATACAACATGGATAAATTTTATAATTTAATTCCTTTGCAATATAATAATATCCGGATCGCCATTCCCTTTTTGAACATGTTCCTTTTGGAGATAATATAAAACATTTGGGTGCAGTTTTTGATGATGGCATATTTCTTATAATTTCAGTTATTGTTTTAATTGAATTACTGTTTTTATTTTCATTTGGAGGTGCAAATATCATATTAAATAATAATGAAATAGGGCGAAAATACCATTTTGAAAATGATGGCTGAGTTAACGAATAAAAATTTTCTCCATAAGAAGATATTCTATGTAAAAAATAAAAAAATACGTCCCAGTAACTTGTGTGCGCATAAACAACAACACATGGTTCTTGTATACTTGTAATATCAAGTTCGCTCCATCCAAACAAATGCTTGATAAAGTTTAATCTCATTGAGTAAATAATAAATGAATGTATTTCTTATAAAAAAAATGAATCAAATATATTTAAGTTTTTTATTTATATTATATACTATAATGGAAAATATATAATATAAATAAAATATCGTTTTAATGCGTTGGTATAAATTCCCAATTTAAATCCGCGCATATTTTTTTCCATATTTCGTCTTGTTCGATTTGCTTCTCTCTGTCTTTAAGCAGTGGAAAGTATGGCAAAAACTGCGTTTGTCCAAGGAGCTCGCATAATTTATATATCGTGTAATAGTAATTCAAAAAATTGACACGATCATCAGGGCAAAATTTTGCATATGGTCCTTGAATCTCCATAAATAAATTACAAAGTTGTTCCTCTAATTGTTGTGTCATAACCGGTGGTTTGATTCCGAGCTTGTCTTTAATGTATGGAATGTGTTCATAAAATTTATTGTATCCCAATTTTTTTAAAATGTCTTTTGCTTTTGTATTTGTAAATTTTGATAAACTGATTCGCTCTTTTTTAATTTGCAACTTTATATTTTCAATGACTTCGATCGGTATTTGTGTAGTTTCTTTGGCTTGAAATTGAGCAAGAATTTCTTTGAAGTGGTTGATTCTTTTATACGCATAAAAACATGCTTCTTTGGGCGGTTCTTTATACGAAGGTTTTTCACTTTCAAATAAATACATGACATATTTTGAACAATGATTGCACACAAGGATGCCTTCATGTTCAACTGGTATAAGTTCGCCAACGTTGCAGTGTTTGCATATATCTGTTTGAAACATGAAATCATTCACATTTATAAAGGATTGATCGGTATTAGAAAGAAATTTCTTTACATTATTGACATTTAAAGACGTTAGTTCATTTACACGATCGCTTTCTCCATCAATTTTAAAAAATGAATTTAATAATTTCGTTCTCGTATTTCCATTTGATATTTCTTTTTTATTTTCAAAATAGTCAAAAATATACTTAGAATTGGATAAATAATATTGTTTTATATTATTTTTATGCACTTTTAATGTAGATTTAATATCGGATATTCGATCCTTTATTTCAAGTTGTTTTTCGATTGGAAGGGGGGGACTACCATTTTGATTTTGATTTTGACCGTTACTGTTGTTCGTGTTGTTACTATTATTACTATGATTACTATTGTTATTATTCAAAATATTTGTTAGCTCCTTCTTCTCTTTTAAAAGATTCGGTATAATGATATTTTTAACATTTGAAAAATGAAGCTGCATTTCTTTATGACGATTATCTAGTGTTGTGATGCTTTTATCATCAACTATGATTTTTTTATTGGTTTTATATTTAAATGTTGGCATTCAAAGTCATAAATAAAATATAAATAGAAATGTTTCACTCACACCTATTACTTTATAACTATATATAATTAAAAAACTTTATATTCTAACATTTTAAATAATTAAAAATTATTTTCATTGTATTATTATTTTTGAAAATCGAAATTATACATAAATATTTAGGAATTTTTTGAAATGATAAAATTTTTGAAATACGATGAAAAATTTTGAAATACGATGAAAACATTTTAAAATATGATGAAAAAATTTGGAATATGATGATTTGGAATACGACGATGAAAAATTTTGAAATACGATGAAAAATTTTGGAATTTTTATTATTAATTAAAACTGAATTTATTTAAAAAAAATGAATTACGTGTAATTTTTTGATTTTTTTTTCTTTAGCAATATTATAACAACAATTATAAAATGGCAGGAGGATTAATGCAACTTGTAGCTTACGGTGCCCAGGATGTTTATCTCACGGGTAACCCTCAGATCACTTTCTGGAAAGTTTCATACAAACGTCACACCAACTTTGCTATGGAATCCATTGAACAGACCTTTAACGGACAGGCCGATTTCGGTCGTCGTGTTACTTGCACCATCAGCCGCAACGGTGATCTTGCATACCGCACTTACCTTCAGGTTACTCTCCCTGAAATCAACCAGCAAATGAAGAACACCGCCCACGGTTCTGCAGTGTACGCCCGTTGGCTTGACTTCCCCGGTGAACAGCTTATTTCTCAGGTTGAAGTCGAAATCGGTGGTCAGCGCATTGATCGCCAGTATGGTGACTGGATGCACATCTGGAACAACCTCACTTTGCCCGTTGACCAGGTACGCGGTTACTACGGTATGGTCGGAAACACTACCGAACTCACCTTTATTACCGATCCCTCTTTTAATGACGTTGATGGTCCTTGCCAGAGCACCGCTCCTCGCCAGGTTTGCGCTCCCCGCAATGCCCTCCCCGAAACTACCCTCTACGTTCCTTTTCAATTCTGGTACTGCCGTAACCCCGGTCTTGCTCTGCCCTTGATCGCCCTTCAGTATCACGAAGTCAAGATCAATCTCGATATCCGCCCCATCGACGAGTGCTTGTGGGCCGTTAGTACTTTGAACAGCGCAAACTGCTCCAGTGTTGGTGGTCGCGTTACCGCTGCATACAATCAGTCCCTTGTTGCCGCATCCCTCTATGTCGACTACATCTTCTTGGACACTGATGAGCGCAGGCGCATGGCCCAGAACCCCCACGAGTACCTCATCGAACAGCTTCAGTTCACAGGTGATGAGTCCGTCGGTTCTTCTTCCAACAAGATCAAGCTCAACTTTAACCACCCCGTCAAAGAACTCATCTGGGTTGTCCAGCCGGATCAGAACGTTG